ATATCCAGGCGAGATATTAACTCTTGTTGAAATTGATGGGACAAAGTTTGGAGCGCCGATTTACAGGTTCCACGGCGAGAATGTGCAATACCCGCCATCATAATCTCCTCCGGCGTGTATTGCACATTCTCGCCGTGGAACCTGTAAATCGGCGCTCCAAACTTTGTCCCATCAATTTCAACAAGAGTTAATATCTCGCCTGGATATAAACTCTGCAAGCAATTCTCAAATTCTTCCTTACCTGTCGCCATTACCAGACCTCCTAAAGTTAGCTATCCCAGGAGCGACAAACATCAAGAAGTCCTTATGACTCCATCTGTCGCCTCTTGTCATGTTGCAAAGCGAGCAACAAGTTACGCAATTTTCTTTTGTGTGTCCGATAGAGTTGTCAATTCTATCAAGACCGTTGCAACCATCATCAATATATCCGCAATATACGCATGGCTTTGACATAACAGCCTTACACCATTCTAGATCAATATCACTAGCCAATCCTCTTTTTTTGTCATAACCAATGTATGATTTCATTTTATAAAGCTCTCTGTTGTTCCTCATTTCATCAAGTCGCTTTTCTCTCTCCCTCTGATACCTTCTCTTGCCGTACTCAGTAAGCTCTCCCTTGTTGTTCATCACGTATGACTTGTGCGCCTTTGAAGCGCATAGCTTACACCTGTGCTCCCTTCCGTACTTACATGACTTGTTAGATGCAAAATCCTCAAGTTTCTTTGTTTCCCCGCACTTTTTGCATGTTCTTTCCGTTGGAATCATATTAACCTCCAAATTCATTATGCGAACATAATATTTCATAACGAGATTCAGGTCAATAAAAAAGCCGCACAAAGGCGGCTTTGATTATTCCATGCTGGTAAACTGCTCAACGAAAGTTGCCGCCACCTCCTGAACGGTTGGGGAGATTGGCTTTGCTGCGATTGTTCCAGATTTAACCCTGAACAATCCGGCCTTTCCATCCGGCGCAATCCACGCGAAAGGTTTAACAAGATGCCTTTGCATGAAGCTGATAACATCCATGTAATCAGCGCCAGCGTAGACAACGCTAAAGTTTCGTTTCGTCGTGTTTAAACCAGACGACGCAACTTGCGTGTAACCATTCCCAAAAACAACCTCCCTCACGGTGTCCTCAGTCGTCATGCTCCCTCCGCCTCCCTGCGTTTGGGTACACCATTTAAACATTTCCAGGTTAGCCAAAATTACCTCCTTTCCATAACGAAATTGTAAATGCTGCCGCCTTGACCCATTTCACGCTTGAGCATATCAGTAACCAGCATTCTAACACCAGTCTCAAGACCTTTCGGATCGCTCCCGTTGTTGATATCAACATTGATATCACCGAACGAGTAAGCAAGTCCAGCGCCACCAGTTGAAGCCCTGCTGTAACCTGATCCGCCAACACTGCCTCCGTTGGCATATCCACGCATCAGGCGGTAAAGGTTTCGCGCTCCGATTCGCTGTGTTGCTTCCTTAGTGAAAACAAACTCGCCTTTGTGAACAATGCCAGCCGGATCATACTTGCCGCCGTCACCAGTGTAACCTCCAGACGAGAATCCGCTCATTAGCGATCCCATAGTCCACGTTGAGCCTCCAGTCAATCCAGATATCGCGTTAAAGATAACCATCTTATTGATCATCTGTACAATCATCTTGAGAATGCTGCTTGCAAAGTCCGCAAAGTTTGCCTTTCCTGTTGTCAAGAACTCAGTCATTTGATCTGTCAGACCATTCAGCGCAGAGCTGGCAATATCCTGCACATTGCCGTACACATCCGTTGCATCTTGCGCATACTCAGCCCATGCGCTTTTCGCTCCAGCCAGCCAGTTAGATCTTAATGAGTCCTCAGTCTGGTAATACTCAGTCCTTTTCTTGATCATGTCCTTGTAAACCTGATCGTCAACGCTTCCACCCTTCGCAAGATAATCATTCTTGATTTTCTGTAGCTCCTGCTCTCTGCGAATCTGATCCTCTGTCATTCCCTGCTGTTTTAGGTTGAGAATGTCAATCTCGGATTGAGTGTTTCGGATGAACTCAAGAGAGTTTTGGTAAAGCTTGTTGCTTCGCTCCTGTAGCACAATCTGATCGCCAATCTCGGCTTTCTGCCGCGCAAGCTCAATGGCGCTTTTTTGCTCTGCAAGAAGTTTTTTCTCTCCAGCCGTTAGCTGTCGCTTGCTTTGCGCTTCCTCCAGGATCTCGATTTGCTTTTCAATGCTCCACAAAGAACGGCGCTGGTTTGAGATAACATCGTTAACGGTGCGATGTTCTTTCAGGGTTTTTAGCTGCGCTTGCAGCACGTAAAGCTCTTTATCAAGCTGCTCTACTACACTACCGCCGCCACTGCCTTTTGACGTTTTGCTCTTACCCTTTTTCTCCTCAAGCTTTTTGAGATCCTCAATCTCCTGTTTCTTGGCCTTAATGAGATAAGCCGCTTGTTGCTTCGCCGTCTCGTTATTCGACTTCTCAAGCTTCTTCTGATTTGCGATCAGTTGGTTAAGCTCTTGTTGCGCGTTTGCCACTCGGTTGGTGTTGAAATATTGCTTTTCAATCTCAGCCGTGGCCTCAGCCAATGCTTTAGAGTTTAGGTCTGCGATCTCCTTGTTCTTCTTGCCGTACTCGGTCATGATTTCGAGTGCATTTTCCAGGTTGCTTTTGCGTCGCGTGTCTTTCTTTCCGGCGTATTTCGTTCCCTCAACATCGCCAGTAAGCACGCCACCCATAGCCTTTAAACGAGCCTTTGCAACATCCCACCATGTCTTTTCAAGCTCGGCAACCTTCTGCATATGCTCTGCAATCTTGCCGTTAAGCTTTGAAATGTCGCCGTCTCGCCGGTACTGTCTAGCCATATCCGCCGCGTCAGCGTATGACACTCCGAGATCAACAAGCTTCTTAATCAGGGATCCGGCTGTGTCCTTTGTCGTGGCAAACGATTTAACAAGCTCCTCGGATGATTTACCCGAAACGCTAGCCAGCTCTTGAACCGAAACAGCAAGCTTGTTTGAGAAGTCGGAAGTAAAGCCCGTTGCATCCTGAATGGTTTTTGAGATCTCTTTCAGTTCTTTTTGTGCGCTGTATGCACTGTAAGCCATGTAACCCAGCACGCCGACAACCGCACCAAAGCCAACTTTCAGAGGACTAATCAGGCTTAATAGCGCCTTAAACGTTGGGATGATACCACCGAAAGAGTCCTTGATCTGTCCGCCCTGCTGGATCGCAACCAACCAGATAGGCATTCCGCTAGCAAGTGAAGTTGTCACGTCCGTGATCTGAGCCGGAAGCATTCGCATAGCCTGGCGATACTGCCCCATTGAGATTCCGAGTTTCTGTGTCGCTTGCTCCTGCTGGCGCATTCTTTCAATGAATGGAGCCGCTTGTGCCGTCACTCCAAGCTGCGCAGCTTTCATTTCCATCAGTTCGGATTGCGTCTTGCCAGCCGCAGCCGCTTGCGCCTCAAGTGCCGCAATGAATCTCTGAGCCTCAGCCGCCGCTTTCGCTTTCTGCTTTGACTCCTCGATTGCCGCTCTGCCCTCAGCAGTTAACGCTTTTCTGTTGGCTGCGAGTTTATTCGTTTGAGACTCAAGCATTTCTCCGAGTTGGAAAAATGTTTCGTCAGGAACAACGCCCTTTTTCCAAAGCTTGTCTAGACCAGCCGCCGCAGCCTTTAGGCGCTCCATTTTTGCCGCAGTCGGATCTATCGCCGCCTGTACGCTCTGAAACTCCTTTCTCTGCTTCGCAAGCTCTGAGGCCAGGTCTTTTGCCCTCTGTCGTGCAATCTGCTCCTCATTAACGAAAGACTCAAGACCATCAGCCGCACCCTCGGAAGCGGTCTTAAAATCCCTCAGAGATTTAACTGCGTTGTTTACCTGCTGAACGTCAACGCCTAACGTCAAACCTGCGTATTGTTCCGCCATTAAGTTACCTCCAGATAAGAAAAGAGCGCCAAAAGGCGCTCGTTTATTTTCCTGCGTGCATCATTTCGAGCGCTTTACTTTCCATGATCCGCAAGTCATTCAATGCCATTTCCCGATCTGTAACCTTGTATATTTCAAAGAGCATCGGGAGGACGTTGTAATCAAGGCCATAAGCGCCGCCACCAGCAGATCGCCATTGAGTTTGCATTGCACAGAATACATCCCATGACTGCATCATTGATTCATCAAATATAACCTCTGGCGGTTCCTCGCCTTCATAGTCTGCCCTTGTGAGGCCAACCGCCTCTAATTCTGCATCAGTAGGCGGCTTTTGATAAAACAGGTAGACGGCGCGTTTTAGTTTTTTACTCGCTGACCAGCCAGCGCGGAAAGATATGCACCAGTCAGGGCAAGCGCAGCGCCTGGATAAAGCTCAACGAGAATTTTGGCGTTTTCCTCGTTGAATTCTTCCTCAAGGTTCCAGCCAGTCGCAAGCTTCATGATGAAGTCTGAATCGGTGACAATGTTTTCACTTTCGTAAAGCTCCTGAACTTCTTTTGCTTTCAGGTGGCGAACGGTGAAGGTGATTTGACCCTCGTCGCCGTTAGGCATCACAAACGATACTGGAAGTTTGAAGTCTGGAAGTGGTGCAAGCGTAAGTTTCATCTTTGCCATTGCTCTTTCTCCTAAATAGCACTTTTTGTTAAAAGTGGATTGTTTGAATTTGGTAGAGTGATTTTACAGGAATAAAAAAAGGGGCGCAACGCCCCTAGTGATTAATCCTGTGATGCAGGGAGGAATGTGTAGCGGCCTTTCAGCGAGCAAGAAAGGGAAACAGTTTCCATTTCGTTAACCGCAGTTTGCGGGATCTCGTTGAATGACAGCACGCCAGCCCAGCAACGCATTTCCTTCGCTTTCGGGACGTACATACGCATTGCGGTGACTTCGCCGTTTTCATCTGCTTTACGCAGCAGAGGATAGATTGCGTTGTCGTACTCGTGCGCAAAGGTGTACGTCAGGGAAACAGCGCTCTTGTAGGTTGGTAGCTGCTGTTCCTGGTCGTCGGACAAGCACTGGTAAGTGTAATACTGCTGCTCGCCGCCGTCCTGTGCAAGATCCTGAACGCAAGGAATTTCAGACCATGCTTTAATCTTTGCGATCTTTGCGGTTGCGCCGCTAGGGAAAACGTTAGTGTCGGTTGTGTCGATACCTTCAAGGGTGGCGCTCACTCCACCTGATACCTCGCTAACACGCAGGACGCGATCCAGCAGTTTGCCCCAGGTGGATTCCGTAACAATAACGTAGTCACCTTTTGCGAGATCGTCAGTGTTGCTCATGGTAAAAACTGGTTTTTCTGCGTTGCTGATTGCGCTAGCGGAAAGCTCGGAGCCGCGAGACGCTTCGATAAAAATCTGTGAACCGTTTGGAAGATGCATGTTATTCTCCTTTTGTGTCAACTCTTACAACAAACCGGATCGGAACAATCCAGCCCGTTTCTGATTTCTGGACTGACCGGACGCTAGCGCCCTCGTAGATGTAGCCCACGTCCAGCATTTTACCATCTTTGAAAAAATCAGCAATCTCTTTTGCCAGCTTGCGCGGCTTGTCTGTTCCGGTGCCAGGCGCAAACGTGACATTTATTTGCACCATCCCCATGTAAGACACGCATTTGCGATCAAGCGACAACCTCAACGGCTCAGATTCAACGTAGTGAAACGCCAACCACATAGAGCCATCGCGTGGAGGTGTAAACTCCACGTTTTCATAAGCGATTGCGTATCTGTTTTCGTATTCGGCGGCGAATGCCTTGCGTGCCGCCAGCATGAGATCATAATCCATTTTTAGCCCTCGACTCTCTAATAGCCTCCGCCATGAATGAGCGTAAGCGAGTTGCAACGATACCAACAACGCCAGCGGGAGCCTGTTTTGAATGCCCGTACTCTAGCGCGTTGGCGTAGATAAGCATATTTGAAAAGTAGATAGCACGAACCGCGCCGCCGCCGCGCATTATTGCGCGAATCGCCCGCTCTCCGTATGCGATCGTTTTGCTACCGTCCTTGTCGTACTGGTTGAGCGCGTAGAGCGGAGGCTCGTTTGCTGTTACTTGCCAGTTTCCTCTAAATCTTCCCGTATCAACTGGCGAACCCTTAACGAGCGCCTCCTGAACCTTCCCGCCGAAAATCTCAATGCAGTCAGTCAGGCCGCTCTCGACCGAGTTGATCCACTTATCAATATTTCCCTGGAACTCTCGGATAGAATAGTTAGCCATGAACCGCAATCCTCCGCAGTATCGGGCGATAAGCAACCGTGATCCCTGTCGGGCTGATTGGTCTTGCCTCAACGACAACATACCGCTCGCCGTTAACCTCGATCTGGTTCCCATTCTTGATCTCAATGTCTGCGTCAAAAACTCCTAGCTTGTCCGTTACGCGGATTGTTTCGCCGTCAACCTCTCGAATCTTTGGCGCTCGAATAAGCCCCTTGATTGTCGTCGATTGCTCCGGCTTTTCAACCTCAACACCGCCGACAATCTCGACGCCGCCTCCGCTAGTGATAAGCTTAAACACGCCATTACGATCACTAAAAAATGCAATCTCAGATTTAGCCATTCGTGCAATATTAGCGTAATTCATCAGCAAGACCTCCGACGCAATCCAGTAACAAGACCAAATCCTCCTCCGCGTTTCCTATTTAAAGCCTCGTACATCTTGCCAAACGGAGTTTGCCTGATCTCCTTTCCTGAGGAATCGGCGGAGACGCGATCAAACGTCCGCGAAAATTCACCAGTCAGAGAGAATGAGGCTACGCGCTGAGAGTAGGATTCTACGCTTTCCCCTTTCTGCTTCATGGCTCCGTCAAGCGTCATGAGGTGCAAAGTGTAGAGCGCAACCGCTTTGGTGTATGAGTCCTTGAAACGCTTCTTACAAACAAACTCCTCTGCTAGCTCAATCCACGCTTGGAGCAAAGCCGGATCGACCTCTGCAAACGGAGGCGCAAGTTTTACGATCTGATCAATAACATCTTGATTCATGATTTCCTCCTAAAAGAAAAGGGAGCATAGGCTCCCTTGTTATTAAAATTCGCCGCCGTCCTCAAGCTCGTTTTTCGTCTTGCCCTCAGCAGGGCTTGCTTTCTTGCGCTTGCTCACGCGCGCTTTTACGGCTTCGGTTTTTTCTTCGTCGTTTTTAACCTTCAGATCGCCGCGAGCGATTAACATTTCAATTCCTGAAGTTTCCAGATCCGACTCAAGGACTTCAATTTCATCACCTGGAACATAGCGATCACCTTTGATGAAAATTGAGCAAACTCCAGAGTTTACCAGTGTTACATTTTTTTCTTTAGCCATTACTTTATCTCCTGAATAAAAAAAAGGGAACCTCCAAAGAGGCTCCCATGATATTACACGCCAGTAATTAACACAAGTGTTAATGGTCGGTAGATTGTCAGGCCAGTGCATTTGGAGGTGCAAGGCACTTTGAAATGCAGGTCTTTAGGCTGCGCTGGCAGCATATTGAATGCTTCTGGGATCTCAATGGACATATTCATTGGATCTTTTTCGTACACCAGTACGCCCTTGCCGCCGGAACCGTTGATATCTTCAAGCTCTGCGATTGCTTCAATGGTGATACCGCCGTTTTGCTTCTGGAAGTATTCCAGGTAGCTCTCGGTAGTGTTTTCCATGCGAACCATCAGAACCTTGCGCACGCTTGGCGGGATCAGAATGTGAGTAGCGCGGTGCTGTCCGTTGGTCTGAGTTTCCAGCGCTTCGATTGCAGCAGTCAGATCGTCGAAAGCTTGCTCAGGACGCTTGGTTTTGCTTGATTGCTCATACCACTTCTGAGAGGCAGTGACTTTGGTGAGGTTAGGGTGATCAAACACGCTCAGAATTTTGTGCGGCTTGGAACCCTTGAACACCAGGAAGTTAACAAGCTGATCGTGAGCATTCTGCGCGGCGTTTGCCTTGCGAGCGCTCAGGCTCTTACCAGTGCGTTGACCTGCTTTGATTTCGTCAATGGAGATCAGGAACGCGTTACCCAGGCGGAACACTTTACCAAACTCAGTAGACATCAGCGCGTCAACGGTTGGCAGATCGTCAGTGTAGTCTGCGATGATTTTCGCGTAGCCAACTTTATCGAAAGTCTGGTATTCGAAAGTTTTGTCCGTGTCGCTCAGTTCGTTGGTGACAGGGAACACGCGCAGCGCTGAGCCTACAGGGTATTCTTTTTCGTATGCAGAGGAGCGGATCTTGTGAAGCTCCTGAGCAGTCCAAATGCCCATATCAGAAGCGTCAGCTTTAACGCCCTGCATTTGCAGGTGAGCGGTGACTACGCTAGCGTCAAATTCGTCATACTTTTTAGTCATGTTTCTTTCTCCTTAAAAGGCTGTTAGCGATTAACAGCCTCAATGATAGCACTTTTTGTTAAACGTGCAATAGGTTTTTGTGTTATTGGGTAATCCACACGCCAACCAGCGATAGATCATGAGAAAATTTCTCATAGTCTCCGGTAAATACCCAGCCTCTAGGGGCTTGCAGGAACCGATCAGGGAGTGATGTTATCACGCCACCATCCGAGATCATGGCGCTATCGCCCTCTCTCGGTGCTCCTTCATCTGGAAGCATTGCAGCCCAAACCCTACCCTTAACTAAAACGCTCAAAACTTCCCCGCTAGGTATTCCATTTGTAACGCAAATATCATTACCTGCGATCACAATACCGCAAGCAACTCGCTCACCTGCAAATTGACCGTATGTGTGACAGCCGTCAATAATCCCGTAGTGAGACACGGCAAACCCAGGGAAAACAGCATCGCCATATACAACGCCGCCACCGTTTATCACGCTTATCGTAGAATCAACGAGATACCCAGGCTTTGCGCATCCTGAAATAACGCCGTAATCAATCATTTAACACCTCCATAAAAAAAGGCGCTCAATGAGCGCCCTGTTTATTACGGTTTAACCTGTACCTCGATCAGCTTGAGGCCGTCAAACTCGGTGAAGTCGCCAGTGGCGATCCAGTTCGGCTCTACAGCGCCGGAAGTGGTGTCTACTTTACCAGTGGATTCGTCAATCTTGATCGCAGTGCCGTATGGCTGCTTGGTCTGACCATCTACAGCCAGCATCCAAACGCGACCCTCATTCATTACGTTGATACCGCCACCAGGAACGTAAACCATTCGACCATCAGCAGAGGTTGTCTGGAAGTGGGAGCGAATCGCCACGCCGTAAGCTTTGCCGCTGGATGCCATAGGCTTGATCAGCTTGTTACCCATAGAATCAACGCCGCCATTCTGAACCGCAACACCGACCAGGATATTAGCGTCGCCTTCAAGAACGCAAGCGCCGTCGATGTTATAAGCTGAGGTGTCGGATACCTGGCCAGGCAGGGCGCGTGCCATTGTAGCTTGATAAGTTGCTGGAATTGCCATGTTTATTTCTCCTTACTGTACTTTAGCCAAACGAGACGCAGGATTCAGCGGTTTATCTTCGCCGTCTTGCTTCTCTTGCTTCTCTGCATCGCCTTTAATGGCTTTGCGCTGCGCTGCCATTTTATCAGAGTTTTTCGCCAGATCAAACGCAGCATCAATATAAGCGTCAGTTTTTTCTGCGATGTCAGCGCCAGTAACCTCTTTGACGTAGGCAACTTTGATCGCTTTTGCGTCCAGGCCGTCACACTTAACGCCAGCCTCACCAGCAACCGCAACCAGTTCGGCGTGCGCTTCGGCGTCTGCTTTTGCCTGTGCTACGGCTGCTTCAATTTGCGCCGGAATGCCGTCAACTTTTGCTTTCAGCGCGTCACGCTCTGCTTCCAGGCCGTCAGCTTTTGCGGTTGCTTCATCTGCTTTTGCGGTGATCGCGTTGATGTGAGCCGCCACCTCTTTTGGCACGTCAAACTCTACCGCGCCGTCCAGTTTGATTTTTACGGTCATAACTTCATCCTCTTTGTTTGAAAATTCCTCGTCATGATACGGGAATTCCTGCTCGCTATCAAGATTTAATTTTGCTATACCTGCGCGGCCTTTGAACACCATAGCGATATGATTCACGCTGATATTCGTTTGAACCGCATCGAATCGCACCCAATCATCTGAGTCAGCTTTCCAGCCCTCCGGCATATCTTCATCAAAGAAGTATTCACCAGTGGCATTATTCCCCCAGCCTGGTTTATCAATATCAACGGATGTGTAACCAACCGATAACTCCGCCGTCTGTTTTGCTTTCGCGCTCTGAATGGCTCGCTTGTCGTAAATGCTTAACGGAACCTCAACGCCGATCCCGTTTGGCACGCCAGCGCCAGCGCACGCACCAACAACAACCTCTTTTGCATTCTCCGGCGTAACTGTTACGTGACCGATTGTGATCGGCTTTCCTGAGAACGTAGCCAATGAGTCAGCCTTAAAAACCTCCGAGGCGGGGCGAAACTCCCGACGCTCGCCAAATGGAGTCTTGTAAACCTGCAAGCCGATACGGGCAACAATCGGGCGGTCTACAAGAAAACCGTGCTCGTCAATCTTTGCTTTCACCTGAACGCTATCAAAACGCTGTACCTTTTTCATTCAATTCTCCTCTACCATTTTGGAATCGCCCAACATCTGCAACCGTATTCCTCACCAGGGAACGGGTGAATCTCGTCAATCCCGATCTCCTTCCCTTCCCATTGTAAGTGTTTGAGTCGCTCGCGCTCGTCTAGCATACCATGCCAGTAATAAGAATTCACCCCAGCATCTAGCAACCTCTGGCGCATAAGGCGGCTATTCCACGACCCAATGATTCCCGTTGCGCGGTTGCCAGCCCAAGACGAGTAGACCATGAAACGACGCTCCGAGATCTCGTTCACCTGCTCCGATTTCTTTCCGGTGAAATTGGCCTGGCGTATGTTCGCAGACCAGTCGTTAATTATGTTGGTGAAAAGCTTGTCAAACGAGGCGGCGCTCATGTTGTACCACTCGCCGTATAGCGTTTTATACCATTCCTCGCTCTGATTGGCTCCGACTGCAATTAGCAGGATGATAACTGGATTGTTAGCCCCTCCGGTTGACTTCGCAACATTAACCCACTGTTTGGAGTTGAACTTGTATACAGCCGACGCGAGCGCAGGAAGCAAACCAATCAGGGAGAGCGCAAGCTCTTTTGCGAACTCCTTTATCTCGTCCTCTGCGCTGCTGATCTCCTGATCTGTAGCGTCAAACTTCATCGCCTTTGTCTTACTGCGCATAAACACAACCAGATCCCTTACAGCCTCTTTAATGGAGCGGCTTAATTGCCGCTCGCTGGCTTCGGGGAATCGCCACTGCTTAACGATTCCTTTTACCTTCATGGATTAAACCTCCGTTCCTGGCTCCGGCTCCTGCTCCGGTTCCGGTAGCTTGATTTTGTTGCCGTCTTTCAGTTTAAGAGACGGGGCGATAGAGCGCAATGTGTCGCGTCCTTCCTCAACATCCATAAACTGACCTTCAATCGCTTTACTGATTGAATCAATATTTTTATTCAAGATCTCGGCCTGGTCTTTGTCGCTCGGAACCGAAAGCGGATCAAACGAAATAGACCATTCTTGCTCTGCGATCATGAATGGCAAGAGGAACTCCAGTATCGGCTTATAGTCCTCTTTGCGCTTACGCTCAATTAGCTTGTGATAAGTGTCAAGCGCCGTGTTTTGGCTTGCGCTAACACCTCCGGTGTTTTTGTTCTTCAAGATGATTTCATGGATGCCAGTAAGCGAAACGATGCGATCCATTTTCTTCTCAAGGAACGTATCTACGCCGGAAATATCAGAGTTAAGCACCTCGTATTCCTCGTCATTCGCGTCGATGCCGATTGCCCGACCAACGCCGCCCTCGTCGTCAACCTGAGCCAATCGCAGCCGCGCAGCCGATACGCCTTCCTCATCGTCGCACAAATCAGCGAGTCCTTTAGCTTTCCAAACTGCTTGCTGCTTGCGCCGCAAAAGCTGAGTTGCCAACTCCTCGCAATAGTTGTAATCGTGGATTGCTTCGATCAGCTTTTTGTTGAGGATTGACGCGCCCCAGCCATCATTTTTCCGGCGCTGCTCGTTAGGCAAGCGCTCACCGTCGATGATGCAGATTCGCGTGTAATGCACCTGATACTCTGGAATCTCGCCGCCTGGCATGATGGTGTACAAAACAGGCTCGCCGTAGCGCACGCTCCGAGCGTTTGTTTCTCGCTTCTCAACTCGGATCTGGAATCGGTCATAAACGCGAATATCTTCAAGCGGCGCTCCTTCTTTGACTGGAGATTTCAACATGCGCCCATCGTTGATAACTGCGACAATAGCGGAGCCGCCAAACAAGCGCGACCAGCAAAGAGCGTCAATGATTTTAGCGTTTAGCTTCTTTTCATCCCACAAAGAGCGGAATGCTGCCTCGTCTTTCACACCTTCAACGTTAAAGCCTGGCGTAACCATATCCTCCGGGATCACGTCGATGATTCGCTTTGCCATGCCGTCACGCTCGTAGAATGTTGCCAGGCTCTGCTTTGCAACGCCGCCCTGCATATAAAATGGCGTTTCTACTCGCTGCTCTCCCTTAAAGATCTCGTTGTAGCCGTCAGCCTTAACGAGTTTTGTTTTCTCGGTCATTATCTGATCTCCCATAATAAAAAAGGCTGGAAAAGTCCAGCCTTTATTGTACACGCTTTTAGCAATTCGTGCTATTTCTTACGTAGCCCAGCAAGCTTTTTCATTCGCGCTACTGGATCGTCTGCCAGGTTCATTTCAACGTTAACCGCATCAACGATGTTATCTACGATATCGTCGTTCGGGTGCGAGTCGTCGAAAGTGAAAGCTGCTACCTCTGCGAGAATCTCGTTTAACATCGGGTGACTCTCTGGCAGTGCAACGCGTCCGGCTCGCATAACTGGAGCGGCATCCATTGCGCGGGTAACTTTGTCCGTGCTGCGCTGAACGGGATTTATATCAATAGGTAAGCTCTTTTGTGCGCCCTGAATCAGACCCGTACCGCTCGCTTTGTCCTCTATGTGGATCCGTCGCAAGCTCCCGCACTCTTTATTGCGCTTCCAGCATTGATTGACAAACGCCTTGAAATTGGTTTCAAGATCTGGAGCCTCCCACTTTCCACGGATGCCGTCGATGAAGTAAACGCGATTCTTGAACATGCCCCAATAACAGAAAACAGAGTAGTCGTTAAGCTCTCCGGCTTTCTGCGCTGTATCGCCAGTGATAAACGTATATTCAAAGCGATCCGGTTTCGGCAGCGTGCATTTCTCGCCGTCGCCATAAAACTGGAACCAATCCACCTTGAATACGTTGCCACCCAGCGCTATTGGCTGCTGCTGGTACTGAGACGCAAAAGTATACGGATCCGCTTCGCGTAGCGCGAGCAAGTCCTTTGCACTCTCCTTTGCAGGCCAGAATGAATAGTGCGCCACGCCGTCAATGTAAACTGGCTCGCTATTCAGCACGTCACGCTCAAACTCTGGTTTTAACCAATCAGGGAGCGAATCGCCATACTCTTTCGTGACCAGTGCCGGAATGCTCACAACTTTAAACTCAATGCCACCCATGCCGCCGCTAGTCATAAACCACGTCGAATCGTTGACGTGTAGCCGCTGCTGAACCATCACAATAGGCGTTGTGTCCTTCATTCGACGAGATCGGACGGTGTTTTTTAGGCGGTTGTGAATAGCTTCTCGCCGCACCTTTGAAAACATGTCGTCAGGTTTATCAGGATCGTCAAGCACCAACATTCCGGTAAATCCATCATCCATATAGCCGCCACGCAAGCCCGTTACCTGGCCGCCGATGGAGCGAGAGTTGACCTGCAATTTAACCTTGCCGTTGCCGTCCTGAACAATCAGATCTTTCGCGCTCGCTTTCGCCAACTTGCCAGGCCATAACTCCTGCCACTCTGGAGAGCCTATAATTTCCTTGATCCGGTTGCTGTTCTGCTGGACAAGTCCATCAGAGAATGACAGGTTGAGGTTTCTTACTTTCTTGCTTTTCAGTGACGCGTAAGGCGACATATGGATAGAAAAAATCTCGGTTTTGCCTGAGCCTGGCGTGATGTTAAAGATCACGTTTTGCGACTCGCCGGAAATGATTTTCTCCACCTCGTGGCACAAATAACTGAAATGCCAGTTGCCCAGGAATTTCTGCCCCTGTAGTAGCTGGAACCAAATGCGCACCATCTTTTCAAAAGAGTATTCACTCATTTCTTTAATGGCGCGTTTCTGCGCCACTGTTAAATCTTCCCATATCAGCATAATCAGATCTCCGCCAGGATATCACGAACCGCCTCGCGCACTTCATCAGCCCCAACATCTGCGATTGCAGCGCTGGACTCAGCGTTTGCGCTAACGTTGATTTGCGCTGGCTGGTCAACTCCCAAGTCTTTAGCGATGAATGCAGCGTTAATTACGCCGTTAGCCGCAAGCTGGAATTTCTGCTCATAGATCACGGACTCGATAAACTCCATGACCTCAGAAAAGCCAGGCTCTTTCTTCCATTTCTCCATCGCGCAGCGCGACCAGCCGCAAAACAGGCGCAGACCGTTGAACGTGAAAACGCGCGGCTTGTTTACCTCGTCCTGGTAAGTGCGACCCTGGAACGATGAAGATTCAGCCGCTTTAAGTGCGTTGGACTCCGCCCACTCAAAGTATTTGACCGCAAGATTGAAAACCTGCTCCGGCGTGTATCGGTGTTGCTTGCCTAGAGTGGCAATGTCGCCATATTGCTTGTTATATAGCTTCTTGAAGTTGTAAGCCGTGAAGGGCTTTTGTTTTTCTTCTCTGCTCATGGTTAATCCTCCCGTTGTTGGAGGCCAATTATAACAGGCACAAAAAAACCCCGCAAACGCGGGGCTTCGGTTAATCTACGTATTTGACGGTTTTCCGTCCTGAGCGGTATTCTTCCAGGATGCCATCGTGAATCTTAGATGCCACACTGAGGAATCGACCGCGCACTTTCCAGCGCTTCTCTTTCTCAATCCAGATCGCGGAGGCGTACCATCCTTTTTTGATTGCGTACTTCTGCGCTGCGCCACCAATAACCATAACCATAGCGATAGCGGCAATGAATCCAATTACAAAACCTAAGATCATGATAAGCTCCTTAAATAGTCGATTGAAAATTTATGCGTTTCTGGATCTGCGCCAGAAAGCTCTTTTGCAAACTGCGCCGCCTCTACCTCGTTTGAGGCTGAAACCTCGCATTCAAAAACTTGCTTGCAGGAGCGGCATTGTCGCCCCATGCGCCGGATTGTAAGCTTAACCTTCCATTTCATCTGGCTTATCCTCTTGGATCTTGATCATGAAGTCAGAGATTCGGCCTAACATCGCCTCGCCTTTCTTGAATCGTTTCTTGTAGCGAGTCTTAACTCCGTTTCGCTCTACGATGATGGTCACTTTGGCTGTTTCTTCTGGATATCGTTTCATTGCTTTCTCCTGTAAAAAAAAGGCGCTACGTCTTACGGTTATTCACCAGCATAGCGCCGTTGTTGTGTAGCTACGCGCTACTCGTTCGGCTGCAAGGCCGCTCTTATGTTCACGGGCTTAGGTTAACCAATCAGAGCCGTTACGTCAATCATTCGCGGTCAAAATTCTTTCCCCAGCGCCCTCGCAGGTATCCGGCAAGCCAAATAAATTGCGTTTTTGTTAATAGAGTGCTAACTGGCTGATAGTATTTGCAGATAATGCCAGCGGCTATGCGATCATATTTCTCGTCTTTCTGCTCAATGCGATCAGCGATCTCGTTTACACAATCTTTTGCTGCACGCTTGACGATGTTGAATTCTGCCTCGTTCAATCCGAACATTTTATAGCCCTCTGCTCTGCCAAAGTTGGAACATCTGAAAATAGTTTAAAGCTGCTTTCTGGTCGCCGCGCTCAAGCGCTTCCTCCTGCTTGCGTGCGCACCACTGAGACGGTTTTTCGTAGTTATCCATGCAATCATACCTCCGATTTTTGCGCCTCTTAGAATCGCCCTGAGGCGCTTTAAATGCTATGCGATTTTAATAAATTTCTTCAAGTAGGTTTCGAATGTTGTTTAGCGTCTTGAGTTTGTAGCTATCCCACGCCGCCGAACCTGGCTCAAGCTCTCGTGGTGAGCCTGGCGCGTCGGTGCTCATTTCGTCGATTATGGTTGCCACCTCGTCAACAACAACATCCTTGTAATACTCGTTTGCCGCGAGATTCTCCACGGCTTCAAAAGCCTGAACCACGCCACCCAAAACTCGCTGCTGCGCAATTGCCTCCTCTTGGCTATCCCAAAGAGCACGGCGCTCCTTCTTGTTCTCGTTGGTTCCGATCTTATATGTGTGTACGAAAATCACTCAAAGCCCTCCATCGTCTCATGCTTGCGCTTCCAGTTTTCGATAATCTCTGCTGTGTGTCCGTTTTCCGCTCGCCACGCTGCAATCGCTGCTTGCTCATTGCTCGGAGGCGTGAGCTTGTTTTCCAGTTGGCGGAAAATCTCGATCTCAAGGTGGCGGGGCATCATGTCGCCCCATCCGGTAGCTTTCAGCAATTCACGCGCTTGCTCGTCTGAAAGGTTAATTGTGATCATTCTTCTACAACCTCGCACTCGTCTTTGTTTACGCTGATATTGTCACCAGCCTGGATAAACCCACTGTTACGTGGAGCAATAACGCAATAAGATCCATCGTTGAAATGTCCGTCAACCTCAAGAACGTCACCGATTTTAAGGCCGCACTCCTCAAGGGTAATTGAGCCGTCGCCGTTGATGGTGTCGATTTTGGTGATGCGAATTTTCATTTTTGTTTCTCCGTTTCGTTTCGATGGGATAACTATACCAGCCTACCCCATCGCTGTTTTAGCAAAAAGTGCTATTTTACTTTTGGAGGTTGATTAACCCATCAGCCAGCACGCGCACAACTTTCGCATGAGTCAGGATATTCTCTCCCTCCGGCACGCGCAGAATTTCGCGCAGCTTCTCAAGCACTTCGGCGTATTCGTTTCGAGGCGATGCGCTCGCGTAGATTTTGCCGTTGCTTATGGTCATGGAGCCGATCTTGCTAATTGTCCACTCCGCAGTTTTGAGCGCTTGCTCCATCGCCTCTTGAGCGCTTGGGATGTTCACGCGCTCAAACTTCCCGCGCCAATCCAGGCGAGCCGATACAACACCATCGCACCGCACAATGATTTCCTCCTTTGCATCGTTTAGCACGATAACGCGACCGCCGCCGAAAACATGCTGGATCTCGTAGAGCTTGCCAGCAGTAAAGTTTTCACCGTCTACAGTAGGGCGTACATAATATTTCATTCTACAATCTCCCAATCTTTGCCGCCGATGTGAATTGAACGCTCAAGCCTTGTGTAGCACGGGGAGCCTAACTCCCCAATAAACTTATACGCTCCTGCGTAGCGGCCTGTTTTGACCAATGCCGCCTCGTAAATCTTACCAGCCGCTATCCACGGCGAGTCCTCATAATCAGTGCGGATTTTCACCAGCATGAAACCTCCTCCTCTACGAACGCGTCAAAATCATGCTGAGTGAGTGGCACACCAGCCTCCTGTGCTTCTTCGATCATTTCGCGCAGCGTGTCAGGCATGAGTTGCCAGTTCTCCGGCATGTAGTTAGCCGCCATGCAACGCGCCCACTCGCGCAGTGTTTTGAAACCTTGACGGCGTGCCGTGTACGGTGTTTTCAATCCATCATCCCAGCCATACTCCTTGCCTACGTTTTCGAATGCGTTTACAAGGTGTTTGCGGATAGTAGTCATTTCGTTATCTCCTTTGATTGGTTGCTTTGCTTCAATGAGGGCACTATAACAAATGCCCTCGCGGAAGGTTTGGCAATTTGTGACTTCAGATCTCAATCGTTTCAATCAGCGTTGGCTCGTGCATAAGTCTATAACTTGAGAACCATAATTCATTTTCGTAGTTCTTGGCGCACTCTCTCAGATGGTCAATCTGGCAATCGTCAAAGTAAAAAATACATATTGCCTCTTTGCTATCCTCACGAACAAGGAAAAGTGAGTCACGACCATCAGTGATGTCGGTTGCACGGTAGATAGAGAATTTCATTTCGTTTTCCTTCTGTTTGTTGTCGATGGGGTTACTATAGCGCAACCCCGATTTTGTGTTTTAGCAATTCGTGCTATTTAATCGGGTTTTCGCTACTACCGCCGAACTCCTCACGCCGTCAAGCCTTTACGCCGTCCATGTAGCCGCCAATAAGACCGCCGATTAACAGCGCCATACTTCCAGCCGTGTTTGCAAAACCAGGCTCTGTTAGCAATGACCCTCCGATAATTAGCATGATAACGCCAATTCGCTTTAGTGTGTTAACAGCCATAAAATACCTCGTACAGTGTAAATGACAGTTAGGATTGTAAGGCCGATAACGGCGGCCTTGTGGAAGTCAAACGGCTCTTTTGGATCGTTCGGTGTGCTAATCACTTAGTATATCCTCGCAAATCTGGTCTACAGTGTGCATTGGATCACCATGCACCATAATATAATCCCGCGTCACGATTCGGTGATGGTATCCTTCAAGGTTGAGATAGTCTCGGCTATCTCCGGCGAACGTGTAGCCGTCTCGATGTAGGCGGCAAATGTTTACCTGAATGCCAGCGCTTACCAGCGGCTTAACTTCATCGGGGAAACCTCCGTCAGTAATGACAATCGGAACATGGCTATCGCGCACGGCCTCAGCCATTACTGCGCCAAAATACTGATCCCCAAACTGAGGTTTTATCACGTCCTCGCTAATCCAGATCATAAACTGGCGCGGCGATTTACCATTCAGGAATGGTTGCGCTTTTTCCTTCTGCTCCCTGTCGTCATACGCTTGCATAAACAGGCTGAAACGATAATCGCCCAGCATGGCCTTTGCGATCCTGAACATCGGCTCTTTGAACGAGCGCTTAACAACGTATTGCGGCGCGTGCTTGCAAATCAGGTTGCCAATCGTATCTTTGCCAGCACCTGGCGGCGCGTTGAGGATAATAATCTTTTTCATTATCGACCTGCCTTGTAGTTAGTTTGAAGCTGATCCCAATCCATGCGCTTTGCCGCACTCCCGCGCTTTTGGGTTTTCTTGCGGCGACGGTGTGAGTCCACAATCTCACCAGCGGCGCGACGGTCTTTGTTAGTGCGGATTTTCTCAAAGTTACGCATTTTTATCTCCTGTTTGCGTGGTTGCTTTCAATAAGGCCACTATATCAATGGCCTTGCAGAAAGTCTTTATCAATTCGTGATATTCAGTTTCTTTGCTGCCTTTCTCGCCATTTCGCGATAGTCACGAGAGGTGAGCTTCATCGGGTCGATAACGTGACTTGCTACCATCACACCTTCGCGTTTGAGATCTTCGATCCAGTGATCGTGGTTATTGATGTGAACAGCTTGCCGCTGAATCATGCTGAATATCATTCGCACTTCGCCACTATAACCAGGCTGGCAAGCGCCGCGAGCGTCACGATACATCGCGATCTGAATGTGTCCGTTGTTTGCCACATGAAAAACCTGGATTCTTCCGCCGCTTGTTTCCAGGCCATACACCGCATTGCGAACTAATTTCATTTCATTTTCCTTTTGATTGGTTGCTTTCAATGAGGCCACTATACCAATGACCTCGCGGAAAGTCTTTAGCAAAAAGTGCTATTTAAGCGCTGTGATTTTTGCGTCGTCTCTGATGTGATCGCGGATATCAAAGTCATGAGACGCAACCGTTGCTTTCAGCGCGTAGCCAGAGAAAACTGTGAAATACCATTCTCCATTGAGCTTAAAGTAAGTACCGAAATTGCGACCCGCTACCGCGTGCGTTGCGTCTTTGTGGATCTGTACGCCGTTGAATCGCTTAGAGTTGCCCTCGAATTTGATCTCAATCATCTTGTTACTCCTTTGTAAATTTAATGAAATTGCCGTCTGTTTCGTTCTCGCCGTTCTCGTCAAGTCCGAAAGTGCAAATCCAGCCTTGCGCGTCTGTGTACTCGTACACCGTGAACCGCCCAACCTGGCCTTTCTCAATTAGCGGGTAGCTCTCACCCGCCTTGAATAGATCGTATGTTGACCGTATGCACTTCATTATTCAGCCTCGAACTCACACATTAAAACTGCATCAAGCATGTCGTCACGGCGTGGAGTTTCGTTTGCCCCGTCGCTCCAGTGGCAACTGCCGCCAGCCTTGATATCGCGAATCATGCGCCCCATCATTTCCGGCGAATAGTCAATAACTGTGTAGTTGTTTTCCTCGTCAAAGATGAAAAGTGAAAGCTCGCCGTCGATCTTGTCTACCGCCTTGAATACCTGATATTTCATTCTACACCTCCAACAATCTCAGCCTCGCCCCAGCTCATCATAAACGGCAGAGGCTTCTGCATATCGACCGTATCTGGAAGCTCGCCAACCCCGCCAGCAACCGGATCGTAACCAATCCGTAAAAGCTCGCTCATTGACACGTTGATGTAGCGGAGGGATTGAATGTGTTCCGCTTCAACCTCAATCGGGAATGTTAGGTGCTTTAGTCCGTCGTATGTTCCGTGGTTCAGTAGCAGCGCTTTTACTTTCATTTTTATCTCCTTCGTTGTTTGGTATGGGTGCATTATAGCGCCCCTTGCGGAGCGCGTTTTAGCAATTCGTGCTATTGAGGATTTTCTTTATCCTTTGGCGGTAGAATTGCATGACGTGCTCATTGTGCCAACTGCTCATATGATCTTAACTCCCGTTGACCGACTGAGGATCTTGTTGCGTGCCTCCGCTAGCTCGTCATCGTCCAGCTGTCGCGCCGTGCCAGTTGCAACCATAGCCTCGATTGCCTTTTGCACACCCTGAGCCGTGCGGATATCATCCGGCATCGCTTGCCAGGTTTCCGGCTTCATCTTGTAGTTGAGCGACTTCTGCAATGGGTTATCATCGCTGTAGCTCTTGTAGGTGCATAGCTTTGTGCCGCTGGCGATATCGTAGAAAACCAGGGAGCGGCTCTGCTCGTTGGTCAGTCCGTAGATGTGAATCCCGTGCTTTAGCGCGTAGTTGCGTGCTTGTGCGTTAATCTTCATCATCCACCTCAACAATGGATCCGTCCTCCAGTAGCTCAATCGCCAGGTAGCGCGTATCGCCGTCCTCGTCTACAACCTTGATTGCAAGGTAGCCGTATAGTGGGTGCGCTGCGTATTTCGCTTGATAGGTCTTGCCAGCCTTAAAGCCTGGATAGTCAACGTTGAATCTGATCATTATTTGCCCTCCATAATGTCTGCCAGGTCGTTAAGTCGCTTTGCAATCTCCCGCGCTTGTTTTGGCGTATAGATGCCACGCCACGAGATTCTGTCGCCGTCAAAGCATCCGTCAATATGGATCTTGTCATGCCGCCCGTAGATTCTCATTTCGTCGCCGTGCGTGTCAGGGTGTGCTGTCTTGATCATTATTTAACCTCCTCGAATTCGCCAGTGCTTAGATAATAAGCGATGCCCTTGCGTGTCATTGTTGGGTGAGGCCAGCCGGATTCATGCCAAATCACATCGCCAGCGCCCTTTGTCCACATAGTTTCTCCATCCCAGCGCCATAACCTGTCTGAGAATTTGGCGCGGTACACCACGCCAGCTTTTACGTCATTAGCCGTGAAATTCATAATCAACCACCCCAAATTCGTTAACAATCTGTGCTTTGTAGAAACCGCCGTTAGCGGCCAGGCTGTAGCACGCTGCTACTGAATCAAACTCGCGCACTACCGCGTTGCTGCTCTCGTGCTCCCAGGTAATCAGTGTAACCATCTTGCAATCTCCTCAATTCGTTTCGTTGAGGATATTATGCCCCACTCGCGCGGGGCAGTTTTAGCAAAAAGTGCTATTTACCAATCAGATGGTTAGGATCGTGTTTGCGTTAACAAACGAAAGAGCAAACACTCCGCCACCATCGCAATCGGTCAAGGCCGCAAAGATTTCGTCACCAGGGTTATCGGTTTGGAGCACGGACTCCACCTGCTCAACTGCTTCTTTAAGCTCGCTCTCTGTCACGCCGCACGCGCCAGGGCATACCATAAAGATGGAGTTGAATCCGGCGCGGTCGTGCGCCTCAATGATTTCGTCCACAAGCTGATCGATTTTCTCGTTGCGCATAATTAAACCTCCTCGTTGATTTGCTTCTTGATTAAATCCTGGTAGCGCTGAACCGCAATGATAGCGCCCTGCAACTGCTCGCCCTCCAGGTCTGTGAGATTTGGCATCACGTCTGCAATCGCTTTCAGCGCCTTGTTAGCCGCACGCGCCTTGATTGCTGGTAGCTCGTCGCTGGCAATCGCTCGCTTTTTGGGGTCGGGGTTGAATGTGCAAACGTACCCAATCGGATCCGTGATGCGCTTCACGCTGATAGCTCCCAGGGTGCGAACCTCTCGCGCCATAGTTGTACGGATATGGCTTGGGTTGATTTTCTCCCTGCCGGACGCTTGCTGTAACTGGTAGTCGGTCATGATAATCTCATCACGCTCACCACTCGCCAACATTCTCGCCGCTGCACGCAACTGATCGCCAAATGATTGATCTGACATAGTTTTACCTCCGCTTGTTCGTTTCGTGGTGCATTATGCATGTTACAATCGGTTTTCACAAGTTTTTTTTGATCAGAAAAACAAAATTTATCGCAAGTTGTTGATTTGCATGATGATAAATCCTGTTTTTGCATGTTACAGCCGTTACAGTTTTTTCGGAGGCCATAATCAATATGTATGTATTACCCAATGCAACCATGACGCAATGATGAATCGCACACATCCTGAGCGGAACATGCCTATAAATTAACCAATACCACCAATAATAAAATCCCATAACCACCCCATACCATATGGAACAAGTATAACGCAGTGAAAACAAATATAATATATATAAAATAAACTATTGATTTTATTAGTTGTTTATAGGGTGATTAAAAGTTTTTTTTGTTTCTGCCACGCGAAAAACGCGAACAAACTACGCCACCGTACTTTCGGTAACAAGAGGAAGCGAGTGTAAACAGGAGATAACAGAATGGAGTTTTCGAGAGCGTCAAAACAGCACCGTCAGGCCGTGCTGATTCCCACAATCAAATCACATCAAAAATCATCAACAATCATCACAATCACACAAAAGTTGACGGGCATCAAAAACAACATTACAAAACTGGTCAAGCAATCATCAAAATCACTGACTACCGATTAAATAGCACTTTTTGCTAAAACAGAGTGACCTGATTTCGGCATAATGCATTCATCGAAACGAACTGAGGAAAACGAAATGACCTATCACATCACCAGCAAAGAAACCAGCAACATCATCAGCCTGATTTGCCGTGCGCAGCGCAACATACGCCGCACAAGCAAGGCTGACAACATTGAAGGTTGCCGTCAGTATGGCGAGTACCTGGGCGTACTGGAATGTGATATCAACCTTGTTTGCGACACTATCAAGGAGACAAAGAAAGCTGACTTGTTCCTGGCGCTTGATGATTTGATTATCTGGTATCGTGAAATGGATCGCATGAGCCAGGTTAAGAACTAAACCAATCAGGAGATAACGCATGATCAAAAAACACTTATCGCGTGGTGGCAATCAGCCGCGAGAACGGAAAGCGTGTAGTGTGCTATGAAGGTGATCGCGCAACGCTGGCGACTGACACCTACACCGAACTAACCGAACGTAGTCCGACATTCTTTGCCGACTTCAAAGTTGTGCTGGAGCGCCTGGAACCTGTTACTGTACTGGAGAGTGAATAATGCGAGTTACGAAAGAATTACGCGGATTCTGCCGCAATAATGGAATGAAGATTTACGTTAGCGGCGAGCGTCGCAACCTGTTTAACCTGTACGATATTCGTGATGATCGCCTTATCTGCAATTGGGAGTTGATGGGCGGCTTTCTGATTAAGGGTAAGAACAAGAAACTTCCCTCCGCTTGCTGGGAGTGCTCGCCAGCCATGATTCACGACGAGCAAGAGCTAGTTGACGAGATCAAGAAGATTAAGGGTGTGATTTATGAGACTTCTGGTTTTTGCTAATGCCTGGATGATTGCGGTTGCCAATGACCACTACGGCGGTGATGGTAAACGAGCGCCCAGACACTCATTCTGGAACTGATAGCACTTTTTGTTAAAACTCCGGCGCTGCGGCCTGGTATAGTAGCGCCATCGACAACAAACGAGGACAAACGAATGAAGCTCAAAACTCAAAACATCATGAAAACCCTTGATAGCCATCATCGCGTGATCATCAAGTGCGATATCCCAGGCGAGAAAATCAAGCAAGTGACCATCACCGAGGGGAAAGGCTGCTACACCGTTGGAACGTCGCCGCGCTGCACTCTGCGCAAGTATAGCAAGCAGGATGTGATCGACTTCCTGGATGAAAACTCAATGTATATCGAAACCTGGAAAGCATGGTAATCCCTGATTGGTTTAAAGGCGGCAATTGCGCCGCCAGTTAAAGGAGAAAATTGTGGTACAAGATGGTTTCTTTGCCCGCCTGCAAGAGGCTGAGGCGGCTGGACTGAATAAAGAGGCAGCGCTTGAGGTTGCTTATAAACTGCGCACGCTGGATGATGCGCTTGGAGATATGGATATGGATATGGAAAGCGGAGTGATGTTTGCCGATCCAACCATGATTGTGAATGACTGCGGCTGTGAATTTGATCCAGCTTGCAAACGTTGCTTCCCGTTTTGAGGTGATAGATATGTTTGAACGTGAAGGCCTGGTTTTCTCAATGTTCGACGGTTCCGGCTACGCGGCGCTGCCGTGGGCGAAAGCTGGTTACAAGGTTATCTGTTTCAATGCAGATGAAGGTGATCACGGCTCGTACCAGTCAGTGCGCGTAACGCATCCCAATATTAGCTACGTTAACGCATGGATTGACGACGATTTCAAGGTGAGCGCGTGCAATCTGCTTTGGGGTAAGCCTGATTTCATTATGGCGTTTCCTCCATGTACTGACCTGGCAAACTCCGGCTCTCGCCACTGGAAGCGCAAATCGGAGATTGATCCAGATTTCCAGGTTAAAGCGGCGGCTACCTGCAAGATTGCGGCGGAGATTGCTGATCACTTCGGTGCTCCGTACATGATCGAAAACCCTGTAGGCAAGCTGTCAACGCTATGGCGCAAGCCGGATCACAAATTCCATCCGTGCGACTATGGCGGATATATCCATATCAAGGATGAAGCTCACCCTGCTTTCCCTGATATCATCCCAGCGAGCGACGCTTACAATAAGCAAACTTGCCTTTGGACTGGTAACGGCTTTGTGATGCCTGAGGCTTTGCCAGTGGATCCGGTTGGGAATGATAATCCAGGATGGAAGAAATTAGGCGGTAAATCAGCGCGAACAAAACTGATTCGCTCACTCACTCCGCGCGGCCTGGCGATTGCTGTATGGCTGGCTAATTCAAAATAGCACTTTTTGTTAAAAGCGGGTCGATAAGATCCGCTATTATTATCTCAACGAAACGAATTGAGATTAATAAATGAAGGTCAAAGGATTAAATCAGATTTGCACGTCTTTAATCTATGCCCTTGAAAACAAAGGGCTTTCAGTAAAGGAGGCAAAGCAAAGATTCGAACAATACGCAGGTTTTAGAGTTTCAGCACGCGGCAAAGATAAATTGATTGATACCCTGAAAGCTTATTCAAATATAAGGAGCAAGTAATGAAAGTTATCCGCAACTCTGACAATAAATTAATGAAAGGACGCTTTAAAGCGGTAATGGTTCCTGTTAATGACAGCAGTGAATTCGTTGAAATGGAGACTTTCCAGGTTCGTGAACTAACGAAAGGAAGCAAGTGGACTGAGGCTAACATTAACGATTTTCGTATGATCAAGTCAAAAACAATAAAGTGCACATTTGTAGACCACAAAAACCCAACAAAGAAAACTTTTAAGGCTGGTAAGCGCTACCAGATCGAGCAAGGGCGCGTGTTGGGTGGCGTTGCGGGTTATGTGTTTGACGAGGACGGCGACCGCTTCACTCTCTACAGAGAGGAGATCGGATTCTCTGCTGGTGGTGCTTACTTGTTCGAGGCTAAATACAACTGAGGAGGTGAATCGTGATTCAGGGCATAGAATACACGCGCCACATACCAAAAAGTATGCTGGCTAATAGATTCAAAGTGACATACAGCGACATTTCATTATTCACGGTTGGCGAAACGGTTTATCAGATTCGTCAGCGCGGCGGATACCTGCTGATTGGTCACACATTCCACAGGTCTTTAGACTTTGATCCAGAAACGCTTGAATGCTGGAGCATAGACGGATCAAAACTTCTCGCAAAAGTTGAACGTTTAAAATAGCACGAATTGCTAAAAGGCTGTAAGATGGTTGGCCTATAATACGGGTCAACCAACAAGGAGACTTTAAGATGTTTTTTGAACAATCCACGCTGACACCACAACAAATCATTTCAACGGCTGAGGCTCAAGGTTTGAGTGCCGTTAAGGTTGCAATCCAGGCAAACGGCTACTCTCGATCGTCTGGTTTTTGGGGTGACGTGAAGGACATTAACAGCGGAAATGACAAGTACCCTGTGATTTCCCTCGGCAACGATTGCGACGTTGTAGGAAAACTGTCTCGCAGCCTGGCGGAATCCGTTCAATTCCCTGTTTCATCTGCATATATGCATTTTGTAGGCTGTGTGTCTGCCGCAATGCTCGGACGATTCACCGTGGAATACCACGGAACCGATCAGCCAACGGCGCTATACGTTGTGACCAGCCAGCCGCCGTCTACTGGTAAATCCGCGATCAACTCAATGGCGATTGCTCCGATTGTTGCAGAGGTTGAGCGCATCAACGAGCAACGCAAGAAAGAGCGCAAAAAGATTCAGGCAAAACTCAACGGGATCGCAAAGGAATTAAAGAGCGAGCGCTCCGGCACTGAGTATGCTGCGCTTTACGAGGAGAAAGAGGAGTACGAGGAAAAGCTCGCAAAACTGTGCGACGTTGTGTTTCCGGTTTCAGATACCACTCCAGAGGGTTTGGCTAAAATCAACTTTCGCCAGGGTAACTTTGCTGTTATCTCGGACGAGGCAACAAGTATAAACTCATTGCTAGGTCTTACATACGCCAATAGCGAGCGCAAGACTAACAGCGAATTGGTGCTAAAGGCTTGGGATAGCGGTCACGTCTCCATTGCTCGTGCAAACGCAGAGAACAACATGAGCTTTACGGCTCTTGGTTGCATGGCTGTAATTGCTCAGGACGAAACAATCAGCGGCATTATGGAGGCTGGTGCTCGTGGTATCGGTGTTTCTGAGCGTTTCTTGCTGGTACGCGAGGAATCATTCTTAGGCCGCCGTAAGTTTGTTGACGACAACGGAGACACAACTTACACGCCAGTTGATGCAGGTCTTAAAGCGGACTATTACAAGCTGATCCACAATATCATGACGGAGCAATCCGTTTCGTTGAAGGTTAGCCGCTCCGCTATGCGAGTGCTCAACATGGCACGCCAGGAAATGGAGCCAAAACTTGCAGACGGAGGAGAATACTCTCACACCATGCTACGCGGCGCGTTGGGTAAAATGGATAAACAAGTTATTCGCCTGGCTTCAGTGATTCACACGATCCGAAACTGGCAGGACGTTAACGGAACCACCACAAAGTCAAAAGAGATTGACGTTGAGACGATGCAGGAGGCGCTCTTGATGTTCCAAGAGTTGAGCAAGACCTACATTAGCGCGGCAAACGCCTCAGGTCATGCTGGTCAGGATGCGGAGTTGATCAAGATTATCGACACGATAACCAGACTCGGAAAAGCAAATAAGGGCGCTATCACTGCGCGAGCTATTTACGAATCCGTGCGCAAGGTTCGTCCGTTCCTGGGTCAGGCTGGCGTGATGAAGCGAATTGAGGATCACTTGCTGCCAATCCTTGAAGATCTGAATTACGTATGCCTCACGAATGGGCGCGTGTTTGTGAATCCTGCTTTAATGGGGTGATAAATGATGTTTTTGCTGGATCTGTATAAGTTTTGCGAAAGTTACGATTGGTTTAATCGCCAGCACTTAGCCAGATTTGTTTTTCAGCACAAAGAGTGTGAGCGGCTCGCAAGAGCCGCAAATATGACGCCTCGGAAATTCGCCTCAAGCGTTTCTCTTGAGTTTATACCGCGAATGGCTACGTTGGGTTATCTTGGGATCGATAAAGGCGTGGTGACGTGCAAAGGCTCGCACAAGAGGCCGTTTGGATTTGAACTGTATAGCCTGGAGGGTGAGAGCAATAAATATATTTACGATCTGTTTCACCTTGACGAGTTAAGCGACGATGAATTATTCAACACAAAATCTAATAGATGCGATTATGAAGCACTGCGCCGTAAATTCGGTATCGCATGACGAAATGATTGCGGCGCTGATCCTGATCCTGTATAGCGACATGAGAGCTAATCCAGCAAAGGAGCACAACCTGCACGACGAGGACGGAGTGGTATTGATTAACGTCAGACTACTAGAATGAAAAAAGGGGCTTTATGCCCCTTTATTTTTTCTGCCATTCCAAACAACGCCAGCGGCAAAGCCAGCAACAAAAAAGCAAGCCAGCGCAAAAAACATCACATACAAATCGCTCTCGCTGTTTCTGATCTCGATCTTGTCGGCTGTGATTGTATCAGCCTGGATGCTTGAAGTGCTCACCTTCTTTTTGTTGGAGGAGTCAACCTTGCCAACCTGCGAATCCTTGATCGTGTTTTCCTGCTTGCTGCTCTCGTCATTCTTTGCTGTCACGCCTACTGTTTGCTTTACGTTTTCGGCTCCGGCCTGTGCTGTGATTTCCGGCTTGCTGCCGATTAAACCGCTCAGAGCGCTTGACGCTGAACAACCAGAAAGAGAGGCGGCAATCAGTACCGCCAAAGCTAATCGTTTCATTTTTTCAGATCCTTAGTGCAATATTTGTACTCAACCGCGCGACGGTTTTTTAGTCCTTTGGACTTCTCGCGCTTGCCCGTTTTTGGATTGTAGTAATACGTCCATTTCCAAAGCTCGTCGCACGCGCCGTAAAGATCGCCATTGTTGATCTTCTTGAGCATGGTTGACTTGCGAAACGCTCCAGTACCAGCATTGTACGTAAAGGAGTACATTGCCGCACGCATAGTGTCTGGAATCTCAACATTAACGCGCTTATCCACCTCTGCTTTTGCGATCCCGATGTGCTTGGCAAGAAGTGCGTCACATTCTCTCTGCGTGTACGTCTTACCTAGCACAACATCAGATCCGGTAATGCCAGCGCAGACCGTCCAAACTCCAGCGATATCTTTATATGGCTTATAACGGATGCCCTCGATCTCCTCCAGGAGTGGAGAAGTTAGCGAGAGCGCAGCGCCAAATAAAGCGTATGCCGCGCCTCTCTGTAAATTCATGATTATTTCCCCCTAATTCTAATTGCCTCTTTGATATCTTCACGATCCAAAGCCTCTCGCAGCGCCTTGCTATCCTTCCAGCGCAGATAAGCGCCCCAAAAACCAAAAGCCGCCATAAGGACAAGGCCAGAAACCGCAATGGTAATTTGCCCCGTCGCCGCGCCTGTCAGTGATGCACCTCCGGTTCCGGTAGTTGCCGCGTTTAAAAATTCTCTCATGATCTAACCTCCTCCGATAAAATGTCAACAATTAAGTGAGTGTATCTTAACCAGTAACGAGCGAAAACGAAACAATAAAAAAAGGGCTAGCAAATGCCAGCCCTTTGTAAACTTATGAAATTAAATGTCAATCAACCTGTAAAAACTCCAGATGATGACCTTTTAGCGGTGCAATGATATGCTGCCCTGATTCATCTTTAATCTTGTACATACCGCCAGGCAATGGCTCTGCCTCGTACACAAAGCCCTCGTAGTAAGGCAGTGTTTTAGATGAATTCTCAACGCATTTAACTTTCATTATTTTGACTCCATCATTTCAGGGTAGAACATGAATCGCCCGATCTCGCCGTGCTCTTTGTCGTAGATGATAACCGCAGCGCGACGACGAGAGCGCCAACCACCGCGAGCCGCATACGCATCTTTTGCCGCCATAGTGCTGTGAACTTCAACAATCCCCAGGCTGGTTTCTGTCACGGTCTGGTGATGCCAGTGTCCAACATGCGCATACATTGATTTTGAATTGCCAAAATCCTCGCGCCAATCTGCCGCGCACATCATCAACAACGATTCCGGCTTGCGAACGGTGTGACCGTGATGATACGCAAGGAAGGTTTTTCCGTACTGCGTGTGATGCACTACGCGAGGAGAAACGTCAACCGTCACGCGAGGCTCGTTTTCGTATGCCGCCGCCATTGCTGCACGTAGCCAGATCATGCCTGACTGGTCATGATTTCCCTCGATCACCTGAATTTCAACCTCTTTGTGTTTGGTCAACATCAAGGAGATAGCGCGGCGCGTTGCGCGGATAGCGACATAAACCAGTTTTGCATAGCGCGAATCCTGATCCAGAACATGACCGCTAGCAGGTGTTACAGCCTCCAGGCCGTCACTGTGAAGCATGTCACCACCAATCAGGAGCACGGCCTTTTCGCTATTTGGCGCACACTCTACAGCATAATCAAAGAAGTCATTCATGACTTTCTCGGCGGTTGCAGTGTCCCAATTCTCGCCGCATTCGTGCTTGTGAGCCATTGCGCCAATGTGCATGTCAAAGATCGGATATAGCGCAAGGCTCTCGCTGTAGTCCGTTCGGATTTCCGGTTGAGGCTCCAGGCGCGGAACTTCCTCAGCGAATGCTTCCATCGCGGCTTGCATTAGCGCCTCAAGCTGCTCTTTGTCCTTGCTGGTCTTAATCCAGCGCACAACCTCTGTGCCGTCCGCCCGAACCATTACGGATTCGCCTGTTACCGCAAAACCTGGTGATCCTTTCGTGTCGATTTCACCTTTGCGTGCCAGTCGAGCGGCGCGGCGCTCAACTGTGCGAACATTCAAGCCGAACTCCTCCGCGATCTGCTTGTAGGTTTTGCCCTCCGCTCTCGCGTCTTTAAACTGCTGGTCTGACATTTTCTGAATCATTAACTTTTCCTCTCAAATTACATAACAAGTGCGTACATAACAACGGCGGCAATGATAACGGGCATTGGAAGAACAAGCAAGCGCCACATGATAACTATTCTCCTTTGTAATACTTTTTCGGCTCTCTGATTTTTGCCATTGCTTCTTTGAAGTCAATTTTTGTCGGGATTGCTGGCACGCGGTGCATTTTGCGCGGCCTCTCGTGCAAGTAAGTCATTTTCCCGTTGCTGATAATACTAACATCAGCCAAATCAAAGATTTTAGCAATTCGTGCTATATCGTCTGCCATTCCGGTTTCTTTGGCGTGATTCCAAACGGCCTCGCGGCCTTGCTCAACCTTCATTAAATCAATCCCTCCTCAATAGCCTTGTCAACCTGCTCGATTTTCTCGATTGGAGCGTGACCTGTCGCCACCTGCAAGTAAATCATTGCGATATCCCAATCGAAACCGTAGCCCTCTTTGCTGCCTCCGGCTACCGCCTCGCGTGCTAATTCCTGCGCGATTTTGAAAGAGCGTTTGCTGTAGATTTTCATTTCGTTTTCCTCAGTGGTTTTCGTTGGAAATAATTATGCCCGACTTTCGCCGGGCAGTTTTAGCAATTCGTGCTATTGCACTCTAATTTTGCCGTGCCAGAAATGCCAATCGTCGCTCATTTCTTGCAGGTCGTCGCTGATCTTGTTTTTCCACTTTTCGAGCGGTAGCGACCTGGTTTCATCAAAGCTCATATCTAGGGCGCTTGTGAACTCCCAGGGGTCAACGTCCAGCGCATCTTTTATGTCGGGGTTTTTGTCTAGCGCTTCGCACACCATTGCGCCTGTCTCTTATACACATCTCCGAGCCCACGAGACGGACTCCTATCTCGTATGCCGTCTTCTGCTTGAAAAA